GAAGAACAAAGATTATTTATTCCATCAGAAGAAAAGAACGACTACGAATATCTTAAACAACGACTTCACGCCAAAAACTTCTGGAAAGAAATAGAGCGTCAGTTTGATGAAGAGAGTGGAGAATTAAAATACTTTGAAGATGTGTGGATAAATTTAATTAAACAATTTCGAGAAGACGTTTTACCCGCCGAAGAACTTCAGATCAAACAATTTATCACCATAGATATTCTTATTAATAGAAGTATGAAAGAGCGTAAGCGTCATATTAGCGAAACTGAAAAATTACAAAAATTAGTAGATACTGAATATGAAAAACCCGAAGACCAAAGAGATATCCCCCGACTATCTAATCTAGAAACCCAACTAAGCTTTTCCCGCAATAGTATAGCTAGTTATACCAATGAATATACCAAACTATTAAATGAACAACAAAAAATAAGTAAGGATCTCAAGGCCACAAGAGAACAACGAATCAAACGAATCGAAGATGGTAAAAGTAGCTGGGTTGGTCTTATACGAATGTTAGAAGATGAAGATATACGAGAAAAAGAAGGTCGTGAACTAGAAATCATAAATTTAGCTACTGCCAAAGCTAAAGAAAAACTATATGAATATCATAACTATGCTGATAGTAGCGTAGATAGTCCAATAATGAATGCCGAGTCCGTAGTTAAACACAATGCGTAATTATAAAGATCCATTATACAAAGAGTGGAGAAAAAAAATCTATAAAAGGGATAATTTTACTTGCCAATGGCCAGGGTGCTCGTCTATTATAAAATTAAATGCGCACCATATTTACAAATGGGCGGATTTTCCGGGGTTAAGATTTCATCCCAACAACGGTATTACATTATGTCGTTATCACCATGACGGTATAAAAAATTTAGAGGACAGTTATATTCAATTATTTACCCAAATTATTTTAAAAAAGGATAAAACAAAATGAAGCTTCCATTCCCTGTTACAATTACACCACCCCCATATTCTGATGGCACAGGCAAGGTTACACAACCAGAACCAATCGTATTGGACACTTTAAATATTACCTATATGGACACACCATCTAATAATAGTTTAAGTGCTAGAATTGACCGAATTCCCACAAATCTAATTCTATACAGTGGTGAAGAATATACATCTGCCGGAGACTGGACCCAGCAGCAAGCTGAACTAAGAGTTCTAGAAGTATTAGGGTCAGACCCCGCAGCTAAACTACGATCACTATTTCCAAAGACTATGGAAGAAGATCCAAACGGTCCTGGTACCGTCTTAAGTAAAATGATCAAGAGTCTAGGCATTGTAATGAGTGATAGTTGTTCGTGTCGCCGTCATGCTATCGAAATGAATACTAAGGGTAGCGACTGGTGCGAGCAAAATATTGATACCGTAGTTGGTTGGCTCAGAGAAGAAGCTAATAGGCGTGGCCTACCATTTGTTGATCTGGTCGGCAAGCTGATGGTTAATAGAGCAATTAAGAAGTCACGTAAGCTATTAGCAAATCAGCCAGTACCAGAAAATGATGAAGATCTAGATAAAGAGTAATGGATAATTTTACTGTTATAATAGATACGCGAGAGCAGCAACCTTGGGAATTCGGACTACATGCAACAGCCAAGAAAAAACTAGATACAGGCGATTATAGTGTCGAAGGTTTAGAACATCTGTTGTGTATAGAACGCAAGAAAAGTGTTGCTGAAATCGCCAATAATATAACAGAAAAAAGATTCAAAGATGTCATAGAAAGGATGAGCGTAATACCTTATCCTTTCATGCTTTTTGAGTTTGAACTGGATGACATTTATAGTTTTCCCGTTGGTAGTGATATACCTAAAAAATTATGGGACAATCTTAAAATATCTCCTAACTATATATTAAAATACCTTACTCAAATTCAATTAAATCATCGTATACACATCATATTTTGTGGGTGTTCAGAAAATGCCGAAAGAATGGCAGTATCCATAATGAAAAGAGTGCATGAAAAACATGGCAACACCGAAAACACTATATGATGATGCATGGTTAGGATTAGGTGATTTATCATCTATCCAAATTGATAAAAATTTAATGATTAATAGGAGTAAAGAGGATATAGAAAATCCAGATTTACACCTAATGAGAATATTGCGACAACCACAATACTTTGGTTTTACCTGCAAAACATTATTTGATATAGAACTACATCCTATACAAATAGCTATACTAGAAGAATTTTGGACTCGTCCATTTCCCATGTTCGTTGCTAGTCGTGGTTTTGGTAAGTCGTTTTTAATGGCATTATATTGTACCTTACGATGCATATTAAATCCTGGAACAAAGATAGTAGTAGTTGGTGCAGCATTTAGACAGAGTAAATTAGTATTTGAATATATGGAGACTATATGGCGTAATAGTTCTATATTACGAAGTATATTTAATGGTAATGATGATGGACCACGACGAGACGTAGACCGATGCACCATGAGACTAGGAGACAGTTGGACTATTGCTGTTCCTATGGGTGATGGATCTAAAATCCGAGGTTTACGAGCACATATTATTATTGCAGACGAATTTGCATCTATATCTCCTGATATTTATGAAACAGTGGTAGCGGGCTTCGCTGCTGTTTCTGCGAACCCTATTCAAAATGTAAAAGAAGAAGCTAAAAAAGCAGCAATGATGCAGGCGGGTTTGTGGAATCAACAACTAGAAGAAATACAAATCAAAAAAGGTAACCAGGCCATAATAGCTGGTACAGCCGACTATAGTTTCAAACACTTTGCTCAGTACTGGAGAAGATATAGAGATATTATCAACAGTCGGGGAGACAAGCGTAAACTAGAAGAAATATTTAAAGGAGAAGTTCCAGATAATTTTAACTGGAAAGATTATAGCATTATACGAATGCCATATGAACTTATTCCAAAAGGCTTTATGGATGATAAACAGATATCACGAGCCAAAGCTACTATTCATAGTGGTATATACAATATGGAATATGCTGCATGTTTTACCGTTGATAGCGACGGCTTCTTTAAGCGTAGTCTTATAGAGAGCTGTGTTTCTAATGAAGCTAATCCAATCATCGTTAACAGTAAGACTATTTTATTCGACGTTAGTACAAAAGGTAATCCTGATCTTCAATATGTCTACGGTATCGACCCAGCATCCGAAAAAGATAATTTTAGTATTATTGTTTTAGAATTACACCCGGATCATTGTAGAATCGTTTATTGTTGGACAACTAATAGAAATAATTTTAAAGATAGACAAAAAACAGGATTAGTAAATGAACACGACTTCTATGGATTTTGTGCAAGAAAAATACGTAATTTAATGAAGGTGTTTCCTACCACCACTATAGGACTAGACGCACAGGGTGGTGGTGTGGCAATCGAAGAAGCACTACATGATCCGTCCAAACTAGAAGACGGAGAACAATTAATATGGCCAGCTGTTGATATAGAGAAACCCAAAGATACCGATTCTCAGTCTGGATTACATATACTTAATCTTATTCAGTTTGCGCGAGCAGACTGGACAAGCCAAGCTAATCACGGACTAAGAAAAGACCTAGAAGATAAAATATTATTATTTCCACGATTTGATCAGGTAAGTTTGGCATTAGCCCTAGATCGAGAAAATAAAGACATTATGGAAACGTCTTTAGATAATTTATATGACAGTGAAAGCGAATGTATTTTAGAAATAGAAGAACTAAAGAATGAATTGACCACTATTGTTATGAGTCAAACCAGTACGGGTCCTAATGCTCGTGATAGATGGGATACTCCAGATGTTAAGCTTCCAAATGGCAAAAAGGGTAAATTAAGGAAAGATCGTTATAGTTCTTTATTAATAGCTAATATGTTAGCTAGACAATTATTTCGTAATCTGCAACCAGTCGAGTATGATATAATTGGATCCAACTTAAGAATGTCACCAAATTCTCATTCTGGTAACTTATACAAGGGTCCAAGCTGGTTCACAGAAGCAGCAAATAACGATATTTATAAAGGGGTTTATAGATAATTCGTGTATATTAAATTTGTAAATGTATCGTAATCTAATTGTAATATAATTATGCCTAAAAAATATCCAAAAAGTGACGCAATAGAAAACGCTAAAGCCGTAGACCAAAACGCATATATTACATGGGACGATAATGATATGACGGGTAAAAGAGAAGCCCTTAAACAAGCTTCTCAGGGTCTTAATGAATTTACCGGTGTTCAAAGAGCCAATGCCGCAAACAGCTCTAGATATAGAGACTTCTCTAATTTGGTGCCGAATATTTCCGGGCGTCCTGGACTTACACGATCAGATTACGAGTTCTTTCGTCCAGATGAAGCAACACCAAATGCTATCAAACATATTTTCCAAGCAGCCGACAGTATCTATAGTAGGGTTGGACTGGTAAAAAATGTTGTTGATCTTATGGGTGATTTTGCTTGTCAAGGAATACGATTAGTTCATCCAAATAAGCGTATAGAAAAATTTTATAGAAACTGGTTTGAGAAAGTTCGTGGAGAAGACCGATCAGAAAGATTCCTTAATAATCTTTACAAAATTGGTAATATTGTCATTAATCGTCAAACAGCAAAAATAAGTTTAAAAGTTAGTGAAAATCTTTATCGCACAGTTGCTAGTCCTGATCTTATAATTAACAGCGACGAGATAAAAGTTGAAAAAAGAGAAATTCCTTGGAGATATACTTTCTTAGATCCTACATATGTTGATGTTGTTGGAGGATCACTATCCTCATTTGTTGGCTCAAGAAATTACTATATTAACATTCCACCAGTTCTTAGAAAAACTATCAATAGTCCTAAAAATGATGCTGAAAGAGCACTCATCGAACAACTACCATCTCAGATTATTGAAGCAGCCAAAACAAAAAAACCATATCTTCTAGATCCAGAAAAGACCCTTGTTTATCACTATAAAAAAGATGATTGGCAAGTATGGGCCTATCCTATGATCTATGCTATCATGGATGACATTAATATTATTGAAAAGTTAAAGTTAGCAGATTTAGCAGCTTTAGACGGTGCAATTAGTAATATTCGCATTTTCAAACTAGGAAGCCTTGAACATAAAATAGCCCCAACGGCTGCCGCCGCTTCTAAACTAGGAGATATTCTTCAAAATAATGTTGGCGGTGGAACAATGGATCTAGTGTGGGGTCCAGATATTGAGTTAATAGAGAGTAAAACTAGTGTTCATCAATTCCTAGGCGAAGCTAAATATACCCCTCACTTAAATAGTATATATGCTGGTTTAGGTATTCCTCCGACTCTTACAGGCACATATGGAGCCGCTGGAACAACAAACAATTTTATCTCTCTCAAAACATTAACACAAAGACTTCAATATGGTCGTAAAGTGCTTATGTCATTTTGGAAGAATGAAATTGCTCTAGTACAAAAAGCTATGGGGTTCAAATATCCCGCTAAGATTGAATTTGACAGAATGGACTTGAGCAATGAAGATGCAGAAAAAGCATTACTCGTTCAACTTGCGGACAGAAATCTTGTTAGTGACGAGATGCTTCAAAAGATGTTTGGGTTTGATCCTGAAATGGAAAAGAGCAGACTCAACAAAGAAAATAGAGACAGAAATAGTGAAAGAATGATTAGAAAAGCTGGTCCGTGGCACGATCCTCAGACAGAAGAAACACTCAAGAAGATAGCATTGCAAACAGGCTTGGCAACACCTAGTCAAGTAGATCTAGAGTTATCTCCAAAGAAAAAAGGAGAAAAAACTCTTATTGAGTTAAAAGCCGCCAATACTCCTACACCCGGTGGTCCAGGTAATATACCCGGTTCTTCAAACCCTGGACAGCCAGGAGAAGGTAGACCTAAAAATTCTAAAGATATCGAAAAACGTAAAACAAAAGATTTTGCCCCTCAAACAGGAGCATCACTACAGCTTTGGGCTTTAGAAGCTCAAGAAAAAATTACCAATATAATGAATCCACAGCTATTAGATTTTTACTCTAAAAAGAATATGCGTAGTTTATCCAGTATAGAATACGCAGAAGCTGAAAATATAAAAACTAAGATATTATTTTGTTTAGAGCCATATGCTGCAATTAACGAAGAAATACTATCAGCGAAGCTCAATACTATTGATAGTATTGAAAATAAAGAAATTAACCACTTTTACCATCAATTTGTTAAATCTTCCAGCTCATCTCTCGACAGACCATTAACGACCGAAGAGCAAAAATATATCAAAGCTCATTTTTATAGTATGGTGTATACTAATTAGAGCAAATTATTAATGGAGTTATTAATGAATATATATAAACAAGAACAAGCAGACGGCTTAGAAGAAATTATAAAGTCTAGCGCGTCCATATCGTTCGCCTCCATAGCAGAACCATCTGCAAAACAAATTATAAGCAAGACTAAAGAACTTAAAAGTTTAGCCTCAATAGAAGATAAAGACCTATATTACGTTCAATCTATTTTAGTAACATCTAGTTGGAATAAAAATGACGATATTTTTAACAACGAAGAAACTTGGTTAGCAAAAGACACCCCAACACATAAACCAACAAACCTTGAACACAATGAGCACGACATAGTAGGGCATATTACTGCTAATTGGCCAATGACAGAAAACGGTTTATTAATAGATAATAATACCCCCATTGAAAATTTACCAGAAAAATATCATATATTAACAGGTTCTGTAATATATACAGGTTTCTCTGACCCTGTACTTAGAGAAAGATCAGATAAGCTTATTGCAGAAATAGAGAATGGACAAAAGTATGTAAGTATGGAGTGCTACTTTGGTGGTTTTGATTATGGTGTTTTAGATAAAACTACAGGCAATTATCAAATTTTAACAAGAAATGACAGCACAGCACATCTAACCAAATATCTCAGGGCATACGGTGGTCTAGGAGAACACGAAAACTATAAAATTGGCCGAGTGCTAAGAAATATTACCTTCTCTGGAAAGGGTTTTGTTGATAAACCAGCGAATCCAGAAAGTATTATTTTTAGCCAAGATAATATGAAAAACTTTATTGAAGCATCGGTTGAAAAAAATAATGACATAAAAAAAACAACAGTTTTTTTAGAAGAAGGTGTATTTTCTAATCAAGCAAACTTAAAGGAGAACATTATGAGTTTAGACAACGAAAAAACAGCAGAGGCCACAACAGATTGCTCAGAAGCCCAAGCTTCTCTTGTTACACTACAAGATAAAGCTTCCCAATTAGAAGCTGTTTTAGCTGAAGCTCAAAGCACAATTGCTTCATTAGAATCTGAAAAGATTGAAGCTGCTAAGAAAACAAAAGAATCAGAAGATATGAAAGAAGAAGAGAACAAGAATCTCAAGGCTGCTTTAGAGGCTGCTAATGAGACTATTGCCGGTTACAAGACTAAAGAAGAAGAAATGATGAAGAAAGAAAAGAAGAATAAGAGAATGGCAGCTTTAGTCGATAACGGCGTCTCATCAGAGGTCGCAGAAGCTACCGTAGACAAATTTGAAAATCTAGACGATACTTCTTTCGAAGCTGTAACCTCATTGTTAGCTGCTAAAAAAATGAAAGCAGAAGACGATGAAGAAACAGAAGATAAAGAAGAAATGAAAGAAGAAGCATCTACGAAAGTTGACGCTTCTGTTCTAGAAAATGTCGAAGTTGAGCCAGAAATTGACCTTAGTGTAGGCGGCAACGTTGTATCTGAGGTTGAAAATACTAGAGCAGCTTTAGTTGATTTTGTTTATAACAGACTCGGTAAAAAACTTAATAAGGGAGAGTGAACATGGCGTTAAAACCAGATCGTATCGAATCATACACAGACATCTCCTTCTTCTGCAACAGTGTTGCTGAAAGAGGCGGTATTGTAGTACACGTAACAAGTGGCAATGGCGTCAGCATGGACGATGCTGGTGCTGTGGTAGCCTATCCAACAGTTAATACTGGCACCAAGCCTGCTGGTCTTTTACTAAATGATGTTGTGAATCTTGATCTCACAAGACAACACATCAATTGGCACAAAGACGAAGTACAGCTTGGCAGTAAGGTAACGCTCCTACGTCAAGGTCAGGTCACAACCAATATGGTTGGCTCTGAGGTTACTCCAGCTGCTGGTGCTGATGCTTACTATGCTAATGATGGTAAGTTAACCACAGTATCAACAAACAGCGTTAAGGTTGGTCGTTTTCTTAGCGGCAAAGATGCTGACGGTTACGTAAAAGTAGACATTAATATTACATGATAAGGGAGAAAAATATGGCTAACAAAAGATTTGAAGCAACTCCAGAATTAACAGATCTTCTTGTTCGTTCTGGTTCACTACAAAAGGAGCAGGCTCTTGCCGCTAATGCAGAATTTGCTAAAGCACTAGAGCTTCCTCTTCGTCAAGGCGTTTTAAGTGGCGATATTCTAGATGGTATCTTCGAGCCAATCGTGCTCCAACAGGGTGCCACTCCAGAATTTCCACTAGACTTTGTTGCCCCAGGCACAGAGAAAGACTTTGTGGCTTATACCATCCCAAACCATGGTTATATCCCACAGCGTCATGTTGAAGGCGATTACGTCATGGTTCCAACCTATGACATTGGCGCTTCAGTTGATTATCTTCTAAAGTATGCCCGTGACGCCCGTTGGGACGTTGTTGGTCGTGCTATGGAAGTTCTCGAAGCACAATTCGTTAAGAAGATGAATGATGACGGCTGGCACACACTTCTTGCTGCTGGTGTTGATCGCAACATCGTAGTATATGATAGCGATGCTAGTGCAGGTCTTTTCACCAAGAGACTAGTGAGTTTGATGAAGACAGTAATGAGACGCAACGGCGGTGGTAACAGCGCGAGTAATAATCGCGGTATGCTAACCGACCTCTATGTTTCACCAGAAGCTATGGAAGACATCCGTAGTTGGGGCATCGATCAGATCGACGAAGTAACTCGTCGTGAGATCTATCTTGCCGCCGATGGCTCTGTTAACCGTGTCTTCAGCATCAATCTTCATGATCTTGATGAACTTGGCGAAGGTCAACAGTATCAACTATTCTACAGCAACGTGCTCAATGGTACTCTACCAAGTAGCAAGGCTGAATTAGTAGTTGGTCTTGATCTACGCAAGAGAGACAGTTTCATCATGCCAGTTCGCGCAGAAGTTCAGATCTTTGAAGACGATACACTACATCGTCAAAAGAGAGCTGGTTTCTACGGCTGGGCCGAGCAAGGTTTTGCTGTTCTTGATAACCGCAGAGTACTTCTTGGTGCTCTCTAATATAGAGCTTGAAAACTTATTCAAGGTAAGAAAGGCTAGCTATATGCTAGCCTTTTTTATTTTGGGTGTATCTACACATAGATAGAATATCTAACTATAGGGGAAAAACTATGTCGTGGCAGACTGAACTAACAGCTATAACACGGACTCTAATTAATGATCTAGATGAACCATACGATTATTCTGATAGTAGAATACAGCAAGTTTTAGCAGTTGCTGCAAAGTATGTTCAATTTGATGTTAATCTAGACAACCTTTATGAAATTGATGTGGTCAATGTTAATATGACCCCAGATCCTACAGAAAGTAATGATGAAACTTTTATAAGTATAGTATGCTTAAAAGCAGCATGTATTATTGACCAGGGAACTTTTAGGACTAAAGCTGCTTTAGAGGGCATAAGAACGGCTCTAGGTCCATCTTCTATTAGTATATCAGGATCTTTGAATGGATGGAAGTCCATCATAGACCATGGTGCTTGTGGACTATACGAAGAATTAACAAGTCACTGGGATGTTAAAAATGCTAGTGCCGTCAGAGCTATCCTCAGCCCATTTGTTGGTAATAAGTTTGACCCAAGATACTTACTTCGTGGCCCTATAAGAGATAGAACCAATAACGACTTTTATGGATAATCTATGAGTATTATTTCATATCCTAATCTACAACAACTTTTTAATAAACAACTAGATGACTATTTATCTAGTTCAGGTTTATCCACAGAATGTGTGCTTAATTTGGGAGCAACCAATATTACAGAATGTCCTAATTGTATTTATGATAGCATGTTAAAAAAATCTTCTGGTATATATAAAAGTGGTGGCCCTATAAATTTTGCCAGGGGTAACCTTTGTCCATTTTGCAGAGGGTCTGGTCAAAGTGGTTCTCAACAAACACTAACTATTGATATGGCAATACTATGGGAATATAAGTACTGGATTATAAAACCCGTGAACATAGAGAATCCCGAGGGTTTTGTTCAATCTATATGTCATAAAAATTATCATAAAGACATTATTAGATGCATAGACATGACAGTTACCAATACAAATATAAACAGCCCCATATTTTCCCTATATGCAGAACCCACACCGGCTGGTTTAGGTGATCAAAACTATATTATAACGCAATGGAAAAAAATTAGAAAGTAAAAAATGATTATTAACAAAAAGTTAAGTATCATAGTATACTATGGAGATAATATTGTATT